TTATTAATTCTATCATCTTTGGAATGTTTAGAATCTTTGGAATGTTTAGAATCTTTGGAATGTTTAGAATCTTTGGAATGTTTAGAATCTTTGGAATGTTTAGAATCTTTGGAACTTGATCTTTTTTTATTATCTGTTGAATATTGTGTTTTACTTTTTGTAACTTCAGACATTTATTAATATTATCCAAGATATTTTTAAATATTTAAGCAAACTAGAATTAAAATATTTATATTATATAAATATGGCAAATATTTTACAACAAAATGAAGCAGGTATGACTATCTTTCATACTTTAATTCATAAATTATATTTTGAAAATGATACAACTAATTTTGATCAATTTAACTCTCTAATTGATCAAAATACCGCTAATCCACAATTATTAATTAATGTTATTAATCTGAAAGATAATAATGGTAATACTATTATACACTATGCAGCTATTTTTGGATTTCCTCAAATTATTCAGAAACTCATCAGTATAAATATACGTATTAATCTCGATAGAAATGATAACGGCGAAACGCCATTATTTTTATTAGTACGTCATTTTCCTGAATACTTATCTGAAGATGAAATGAATGAACTAAAATTAAAATATATTAAATTATTTCAAATCTTTACAAATCTGATCAATTTTGATTTAAATATATTATTAATACCGACTGAAGAAACTGAAGAAGAATTTCCAAAAATGTTTTTATCCTCTATGATTGAAAATTTTCCAGAAGACCTAATTTTACAATTTTTTGATATTCTACATAATTGCTCAACCTCAATACAAAACCCTTCAAAATTAAGACAAGTATTTATTAACTCCAAAAGTCACAATCAATCTAATCTGATCATGATCACCATACATGAACGAAAATACAATGTACTAAAAAGATTATTACGTTACAGTTACCATGATATTAATGAAATTAATCCACAATACAGGACAACAGCTCTTGATAAAACATTACTTATCATTTCTAATAATAATGAACCTCCGCACGCTTTAATGAATTTATTAAATGTACCCACTTTAAATTTACAAACAACAGTAAATCAAAATGGGGATACATTATCACATTGGTGTACATATGGAATAACACCTTATGGTGTTGATATTTTAAGATTTATGGTCAGAAATAAATTATTAGATGTCACTATTGGAAGTGTTCCAGGAAAAACTGGTAAAACATTTACACGATTATCTATTAACAATGCTGGTCTTAATGCATATGATATAGTTATTAATAACTTGCAATCATTAATGACAAGTATTAGAAATGGTACGCGTGAACCAGATATAATACAAATGTGGAAAAGACTTTTCAAGATTAAACAATATTTTGATTGTATCAAATTAACAGAACAAAATAAAAATATGGTTCTCAGTAAACATCATCCATCAGGTCAATATGCTGATAGTTATTTTGATGAAACAACCATTGATCAAAATTCTGGTAAGAGACGTTTATTAAATAAAAAACAAGGTGTATTTAGTATACCTGGTTTTGCTGACAAATTTTTTAATCCAAAATATTGTATGGACTCTAAATCACGTAAACGTTCTAACAAAAGTTCAAAGAAACGTTCTAACAAAAGATCAAGAAAACGTTCAAAAAAACGTTCTAACAAAAGATCAAGAAAACAATCCAACAAAAGATCTAACAAAAGATCTAACAAAAGATCTAACAAAAGATCTAAGAAACAACCTAACAAAAGATCAAGAAAACGATCTAAGAAACGATCTAAGAAACGATCTAAGAAACGATCTAAGAAACGATCACGAAAAAGATCTAAAACCAAAAAAACATAAAATAACAAAATATGATAAATTGTGTAATATGTTTTGATTCAATACAAGGAAAAAATAAAATAAAATTATCTTGTAATCATATATTTCATTATAATTGTATTAAAACAATGATAATGAAAAGATCTCGTTGCTGTCCACTTTGTAGAACGAAAATTACATGGAATATTGAAAAATTAAACAAGGTTTTTATAGAACAAAAACCAAAAATCTTAAGAAAAAGTCCAAGAAAAATTAAAAAATATGTAAAGAAAACATCTAATTAATCTATCTCTTCTAATCGTGCTTTTTGACTTTTCCATGGAGTATATTTGATTTGTTGATCCAACATATTACGTGATATTGGTTTATGTACATAATGAGCCAAACAACCATTGTAAAAATTCATAGAATATGTTAAAACATCGCTTGGACGGTGTTCATATCGTGTTAAAATACATTTGAACTGATAAAAATCAGCTTTTCTAAGATAAAGAGGACCTTTATATACAATTTTCTCAGATTCTTCTTCTGTTGGATCATTACCATTAGTTGTAAAATACAAAATAGCTGTTGGGTCATCAATAGAAGCATCAGTAATATCCATTGTGATAATGATACATTCTGTAGAATATGGACCAGAAATATAATCATGTTTGACTTCTATGATGGGTTTGTCACATTTCGGGAAATCAGGTGATTTTGAAAAGTTATTATAAAGATATTTTTTAGGATTTTCATGAGATAAACGAAGAAGTTCTTGATATTCTGGTGTGGTATTATTCATTTCTTGTAGTTTTTGCATAATTGTTTCTTTCAATTCTTTATCAATCGCTGCATTAAGATTAAATTGTGGCGATCCAGCGAGTTGAGTTAACATATTATAAACAGGATCCGTCGATACTTCAACTGGTTGTAAACCGGACATTTAGTGAATATATAATTCCTACAAATTTTAATGAAATAATTAAAAAATATTCATTTTTTAATTAAAATGACATTTCATATGATATTAACAGATTTACCAGCAGAATTAATAGATCTAATAATAAAACAGACAACAATATTAGTAGATAATAATATACCTTATAAATTTCCATTTACACAATATTTTGAGACGAATCTTATGATTCTTACAAATAAATTATTTTATCAAAAATACAAATCAGAATTTTCAACAAAAGGACATTATATTGACATATTAAAAAATACCAAACATTCATGCAATGTTATTTAATTATTCGTACTAAATATTAATTCTATTTTTTTGCAAAGTTCTAATTATTGTGGGACTTAATATACAAAAACCAATAGTTAAAATAATATAACCAATTATATATAACCATAGAATTTTTTGGTCAAGATCATAATCAAATGTAATATCAAGTTTCATTAACACAAAATATATTGCAGCTATAAAGAATGATATAATGATTGAAATCATGATAAAAACGAATGGTTTGGATATTTGATTGATGTTGGATTTATTACGAATAAACCAACACCAATATACAATAAAACATATCGGAATGATAATATGTTGTATAATATTAGTAAAATCAAGCTTCTTTTTAGTTGTTTTGCATTTATTAGCGATATTTTTACCATGTGTTATAATTATTATATTTCCAGCAATTATGATAAATAACAACATATTAATAAATACAGTCACAAGATATAATGGCATTATTTTAATAAAAAGTGATATTATGGTTGCTATAAAATTTATGACTAATGTCCAATTTGTAAGAGTATTAAAACATTTATTCATTTTATTTATATTTTCATAAAATATTTTTATAAAAATTATTTTATATGACTTAATTTTTAATATCTAAATGTCTAAAATATAAACTCTTGGATGAATAATAATATTATACTCCTTAATTTCATTTCTACATAAACAACATTCATCACGACCTTTTTCATACAATATAGTTATACAATCTTTGCAAAATATATGTTTGCAATCTGTAATTATATTTGGCTGTGTTGTTAAACATATAGGACATATTTCATCTGTTACATCTTTACGTACAAAATTATCATTCAAAATAAATGTACGATTTATATTAAAATCTTCTATATCACCATAATCATCGAAAAATAGTTTATATCTTTCTGGTAATAAAGTTTCAAACCAAATTGCAACTTCTAAAATATTATCTTTACATAATTTTCTAAAAATATAATCATTATTTGCACTAATATCTATAGGTGTAATATAATAAAGAAGTTGTGCTATATCTACTTCATTATTAAAACATGCTGTAACAAATGCTTCATTATCATTGATTGTAACATCTAAATTGTTATTTATTGTATATAGTAACAATACAATATCGTAATAACCATTTTTTACTGCATTTAAAAAACCTTCATTATGATTGTAATCAATATCTATTGATGGATTTGAAAAATATAACCATTCAACTATGTGTTTATGACCATTTGATACAGCCTTGGTGAATGCTTCATTAAATTGATGCATATTAATGTATTTAATAGTATTCGCTCTATATAATCTATAAAGCCATTTAGAAATCTTTTCATAACCTTTGGAACAAGTAATTACAAAAATATAACCCATCATTTCATTAATGACGGGTATCAAATCTTCGGTATATTTATCATGCAACCATTCTAACATTTCGAAATGACCATTTGAACACACATTTATAAAAATATGTTTTAAGTCCATCATTAATTCATGATTTTTTTCTGCTAATATTTTATATAACCAATCAACTACTGTTACGTGACCATTCAAACAAGCAGAATTAAAAGCTCTATTATTAAATACAGTAATATTTATTGAATTATCAAGTTCGAAAATCCATTGTGCTGTTTTAATATGTCCATTCGCGCATACATCTTTAAATAATAATGTATATCTGTCGGTATTAAGATAATTAAAGCCAGATTTTTTATAGATTTCGTACATCCATTTGGCAATATCAAGATGACCATTTATACATGTTGTTTTAAAAATATAGTCATTATTTTCGGTAATATTAATATTTTTGAAATTTTCATATAACCATATGACCATATCTTGATGACCTTTTTTACAAACATTTTTGAAAATGTTTGTAATTTCTACATTTCGTCCAATATTTGGTATTTTCTCATATAACCATTTTGCTGTAGTTATATAATTCGTATCGCAAATATGTTTAAAAGCATTGCCTAATATGTACTGATTTACATAATCAGATATATCTAAATTTTTTCCATCATCTGTTTTTTCCCAAATCCATTTTGCTATTGTTAAATTTCCATGAAATAATGATATATCAAAAAACAACATCATATCTTCATCTGTATATTCTTGATTTTGTTTAATCTTTTCTTCATACAATAATTTAGCAATTGCTAAATGTCCATATTCACATGAAGATTTCATTGCTTCATCAGATTTCGCTGATATATCCACATTTTGATTTTCTAAATTCAATAACCATTGTATTATACTAAGATGACCAAATTTACATAAATATCTTAATATGTAATTATTAAACATACTGATATTTAAATCTGGTGTTATACCATACAACCACTGAACCATTTCTAAATCACCATTACAACACGCCCATCTAAATGATTCATATTCATTTGCTGCTGGATTAATCGTTGGTATTATCTCTATTAACCATCTTGCTATATCTATCCTATTATTTTTACATACCAATCTAAATATCTCATTATTATTTTTTATAATCATCTGATTAATTATTGTTTCATCAAATCTAGTAATCATCTCATTATATAACCATTTTGTCATTGTATAATGTCCATTACATGCACATATTCGAAATGGTTCCAGATTATTCACTATGATGTTTATTGGATTCAAAGTGTCATCTATACTCATGATATATTTTGCAATTTCTAAATGATTATTTGCGCAAAGGGTTACAAATATTAAATTATCATCAAATGTTAAATTAATTTGGGGATTTTCATTAAAAATTTTAATTACTTCTTCAAGATTGCCTGTTTCACAAGCCTTTGCAAATAAATCATCTACTCTAATTTGAGAATAAGTTCTACGATCTAACATTGTATTCATTTGATTTTATTATTGTAAAGATTTTTTGTTTTTTTTATATAGTATCCAACCATAATAGCATAACATTAAGATTAAGATTAAACTAAATATCCAAATTAATAAATTTTGCCAATTACATTTAGCCCATCCAAGATACAAATTTTTTATACTACCCTTACATATTTGTTTCGGTTTAACATATTTTTTATAGGGTGTTTTATTTTCCGTATGTTTTAAAAAACTTTCTAAATAACCTGTATTCTCAAACAATTCAGTTCTCTTTTTAGTTCTCTTAATTGAATTTAATTCTTCTGATAATTTCACATGGTTTATTTTTAATTTCTCTGATTTCCCTGAATGTTGTGATTTAATATTTTTTAATGACTCCTTATTAATTTTTTTATCATATTTTTTCCATTCACGTAATGTTTTATTTAAATTTTTATCATTATTCATTTGACTATAATTTATTTAATTTTACTTTAAATAAATTATTTATTTTTTGCACTACGAGGTGGTCCTCTAGCAAATCTTACTCTTAAATTCTTACTTTGTTTCCTCGACTTTTTTCTTTCTCTTGATTTAGTTTTTTTTAAAATTGAAACTAATTTGGGCTCTTTTTTTGAACCACTCTTTTGTCTTGATTTTTTATTGCTGACTTTTGTCGCTGGTGATTTAGAACGTTGTCTATTCGTTTTTGAATTTCTTTTTCTACTTTTTCTTCGTACTGTTTTATTATGTTCCATTTTATATTTATTAAAAATGATTTTTAATTTTTTAATAAATTTTTTTATCAGAATGACTTATTTAGACTTTTATGAACAACCTAAAAATAATACATCAAATAATAAATTAAAGAAAAAACATCATCGCTCCCCTAAATCTCACACCTCTCATAACAGACAACAAATTATAACCAATCATTCCGTCCTTGATATCTCCTACACAAAACAAAATAATAGACAAAAAAATTCTCATAAAACTTCCAAAAATTCTCATAACAAATTGTTAACCAAACAAGTAAAAACCAATTATAAACATTCAAAACAAAAAAATAAATCTATACCTTCATCCTAATTCTATTTAACCTATATAATATATTGTGTTGCAATATATTATTTACCTTTAAAAATGATTTTTTTTTACTTTTTGCATATTCTTTATAGAATGTCGAATGAATGCCCGATTTGTATATCCCCATATAACAAATCTAACAGATTACCCATATGTTGTCCAGACGCAAATTGTCAATATACTGCCTGTAGAGATTGTATAAAACAATACATATTAACTGATAACTCTGACCCAAAATGTATGGATTGTTCGAAATCTTTTCCAAGAACTTTCTTGCAAAGTATGATGACACACTCATGGCTTACAAAAGAATTCAAACAATCACGCAAAGTAACTCTTACCGAACGCCAAAAAGCAATGATTCCTGAAACTATGCCATATATCGAACAAAAGAAAAAAACTGATGTATATTTAGCACAAATTAATAATCATGCTCTCACGATCCGACAAAAACAACAAGAAATCGTTGCCTTGCGTGAAGAACAAGCTGCTCTATGTGAACTCATAAACAGAATAAGAAATGGTGAATCGATAATTTCTGAAAAAGAAAAGAAACAACACACAATAAAATGTCCTGAATGTCCTGCTTTCTTGAATAATGATTACATATGTCCATCATGCAATACACGAATTTGCAAACACTGTCGTGACATTATCCCCATTAATGCAAAAATAATAAAACCATCCGAAGGATCCAAAGCATCCGAAGGATCCAAAGCATCCGAAGGATC